AAGACTTCATGAAATAGAAGAAGCATATGCAAGAGAAGAAGAGGAGATGCTTATTCGCTTGATCAAGATTCGTAGATATTTGTGGACATGATAACACATGCACTCTTTCCTACTCTTGTTGGAGAATTTCGCTATGACAAGAGAGAAGATTTCAAGCAAAGGTTCTTCAATAGAGTGCTTCATCACATGGATGAACATGGTTACTCCATGGAGACAACAGGAAATGTAGATCTTCATCATGACGATGAGTTGAGCGATATCTTTGACTTTGCTGCTTCAAGTGCGTTTGAGTACATGAATACGCTTCAGCTAAATGATGAGTTTGATTTGAATCTGGTAAAGACATGGTTGAATATCATAACAGAGTTTCACACACCAAATCATAATCATGCTGATGCACATCTATCATTCGTATATTATGTGCAGATACCAGATGAATTGGACAAGCCCGTGAATTTTCTTGTGAAGGACATACCTAATGAACTGTTTCACGGAATGACAAATGCAAGTATAAAAGAATGGAACATGTGGAATAGTCCCACTTGGTATTTCAAACCAATAGAGGGACAGATGTTCATGTTTCCAGGCAAACTATTTCACTATACGTCGGGTTATGGTTCTGGGTCTCCCGACGCTCCAGTCAAGACTCTGGATGATCTAAAACCTAGACGCATATCAATCGCCGGTGACTTTGTTCTAACGTATAAACAAAGAATCGGCCGGGCATATGGTATCATGCCTGTTTCCAATTGGAAAGTGTATAAAGGAGTATAACATGCAGAAGACTGAATTTATTCAGCGGAAGTATGATGGTAAGTGGGTTCTTTGGTCGTATGAAGTTGATCCGACCATTGATCTTGAAGATTTTCGTGGTCGCGAGATGTTGATTCCCTATCGTTGGGTTCCTCGTGGCGTTTATGATTACATTGTGGAGTTTGAATAATGGCTAATATTCGTATCATCAAGTTGATTACTGGCGAAGAACTTCTCGGTGATGTCACCGATCAAGGACTTGCATATTCTATCAAGAATGCAGTAATCGTTGCTCTTGTTCCTAGCAGAGCAAATCCACAGCAGCCGTCAATCGGTCTTGCTCCTTGGATGCCATATGCTGAGAATGAACCAATCATTATCTCAAAAAGCAATGTTGTATACGACGCAAAGCCAATCAAGGAAATGGTGAACAACTACAATTCAATCTTTGGTGGAATCATTACCCCGCCTAAGACTCTTCTTGTATGATTCATCATTTCATGATATCATCAAAGAATGAAAAATGATTTCTACACAAATGTCGCTGTTCTTGGCAACAACATTCTTTATCGTGGAATAAGAGACGGTAAAAGAATCCGAGGAAAGATACCATATAGACCTACTCTATATGTAGCCTCCAAGAAACCTACGGAATACAAAACTCTCTTCGGAGACTATGTAGATACCATGCGTCCTGGTGGCATCAAGGAGTGTCGTGAATTCGTTGAACAATACAAAGATGTCAGCGGATTCACGATATATGGTAATACAAACTATCAATATGCATTCATTTCGGATGCTCATCCAAACGATATTGATTGGGATATTGAAAAACTCAATATCGCAATAGTTGATATTGAGGTTGCATCCGATAATGGCTTTCCTGAGCCAACAGCTGCCAATGAAGAGATTACTGCCATCACGATCAAGTTAGATGGTAAGTATCATGTCTTTGGCTGTGGTGCATTTGATGCATCGGCGATGGAATATGATGTTCAATATGTAAAATGCTCAAGCGAAGTTGATCTTCTCAAGAGATTTCTTGATCATTGGACATTGAACTACCCAGACATCGTGACTGGATGGAACATCAAGTTCTTTGACTTTCCCTATCTTGTCAATCGCATCAACAAGATCCTTGGCGAAAAGGAAGTCTTTCGCTTATCTCCTTGGGGTCGTGTGAGTGATCGCACGGTCACGATCATGGGTCGTGCAAACATTGCATATGAGATGCTTGGAATTGCAACACTTGATTACATTGAAATGTATCGCAAGTTTGCGCCAGGTGGTGTCTCGCAAGAGTCATATAAACTCAACAATATTGCCAATGTGGAGATTGGTGAGAAGAAGATTTCATATGAAGAGTATGACAATCTCCATACTCTTTATCGCGAGAACTATCAGAAGTTCATTGAGTATAACATTCACGACGTTCGTCTTGTGGAAAAGCTTGACGACAAGTTGAAACTCATTGAACTTGCGTTGACCCTTGCATATGATTCCAAGACGAATTATGAAGATGTATTCACACAGGTTCGCATGTGGGATGCATTGATCTATAATCATCTTCGCAAGAAGAACATTGTCATTCCGCCAAAGAATGACAATGAAAAGAATGCTGCATATGAAGGCGCATTCGTCAAGGATCCTCTTGTTGGTATGCACAGCTGGATGGCAAGTTTTGACTTGAACTCGCTGTATCCACACTTGATCATGCAGTATAATCTATCACCAGAAACTCTTGTTCAGCCATTGGATTATACCGATGAGATGCATCAGGTATTGCGTAACAGGATTTCAGTTGATGAACTTCTTGCTCGTAATGTGGATACATCTGCGCTCAAGGAATTGAATGTCACATTGACTCCAAACAAGCAATTCTTTCGCACGGACATTCATGGCTTTCTTCCAGAGATGATGGAACGCATGTATGATGATCGTTCCGTCTACAAGAAGAAGGCTATTGAAGCCAAGAAGGAATTGGAGACTTGCAAGGATGAGGCTATGCGCTACGAAATTGAAAAGCGTATAGCAAGATACAATAATCTACAGCTTGCAAAGAAGGTGTCATTGAATTCAGCTTATGGTGCGATGGGTAATCAATACTTCCGATTCTTTGATATTCGCATCGCGGAAGCAATCACTCTTGCTGGTCAGTTATCCATTCGCTGGATTGAGTTGCGTATAAATGAATACATGAACAAGTTGCTGAAGACGGAGAATGTTGATTATGTGGTTGCATCGGATACAGATAGCATTTACCTTACGCTTGATGCGATTGTACGCAGATCTTTTGGTGATCGTGTCGGATCAACTGATCCTGCAAAAATCATCGCATTCATGGACAAGGTATGTGAAACTAAGATTCAACCTTATATTGATGAGGTGTATCAAGATCTTGCTTCGTATATGAATTCGTATGCACAAAAGATGCAAATGAAGCGAGAGGCTCTTGCTGATCGTGGCATCTGGACTGCAAAGAAAAGATATATCATGAATGTGTACAACAACGAAGGCGTGCAATATGCAAAGCCCAAGTTGAAGGTCATGGGGCTTGAAATGATCAAGTCTTCCACACCTGCTGCCATTCGTGAAAAGATGAAGGACGCGATTGAGATCATTCTTCGCGGATCAGAAGCTGATGTCCAAAACTTCATTGAAAGGTTCAAGGACGATTTTAAGAATCTTCCACCTGAAGAGATTTCATTTCCTCGCGGTGTTACTGGCATGAAAGATTATGCAGATGCCAGTAACGTATACAAGAAAGGCACACCAATCCATGTAAAGGGTGCTTTGCTCTATAACAATCTATTGCAGAAGCATAAACTGACAAAGAAGTATCCTAAAATACAGGAAGGCGAGAAACTTCGCTTTACATATCTCAGACTTCCAAATGTCATAAATGATACCGTGATATCATATCCTGGCAGACTGCCTCCAGAGTTTGATCTACATAGATTTGTGGATTATGACTTGCAGTTTGACAAGGCTTTCATTGAACCGCTCAAGTCAATTCTTGATTGCGTTGGATGGAAGGCTTATCAGGAATCTGACTTGACTTCTTTCTTCTCTTGATATAAAATAAGACATATTTGAAGGAGTGTTTCATGAGTAATATTTTCTCGGCCTTGATCAAAGAGGCTGGTAACGAATATGCCAGTCTTGTTGAAGACGGCATTGAAGCGGGCGATGTAACTGGCTATATTGGTACTGGTTCATATGTACTGAATGCATTGCTTTCTGGTTCAATCTATGGTGGTCTTCCAGCAAACAAGATCACAGCACTTGCTGGTGAGCCTGCTACTGGCAAGACCTATTACACGCTGAATATCGTCAAGCAATTCTTGATTGATAATCCAAATGGCGGTGTGATGTACTTTGAATCTGAGTCTGCTCTAACGAAGCAGATGTTTGTTGATCGAACAATCGATGTTCGTCGTGTTCATATCATTCCTGTGATGACAATTCAAGAGTTTCGCACACAGACAG